GCAAGGGCGAAATATTGCGTTTTTTTTGTCGCGATTTGGCGACTACCTTTGACGTATGGACGAACTGACAGACAAGCAAAAGCTAGCGTATGCGCGCATAAAGCAAAGCCTGCGCAGCGCACGACACATCGGCGAACTCGATGAAGACTTGCTAAAAATGGCAGCATGCCTTACGGTCGAGGTGCGCGAACTGCAAGCCATCATAGACGAAAAAGGGTACACGTACGAATTCAAAAACCGTGACGGCGGCGTTATGACAAAGCACCGTCCGGAGCATCAGATGCTGGTTGAAAGCCGATCCAAATATTTGGTCGTGCTGAAAGAGTTGGGCATGACGCCAGCGGCACGCAAGCGCATCGAAGTCGACGTAGAGTTGGACGACGAATTGGAAGAGCTGTTGACCTTCAAAGATGCTACAAGCTGAGGCGCATCAATACGCGCTTGACGTAGTCCACGGAAAGCAGGCGGCGAGCAAGTACACGCGCAAAGCGTGCGAGCGTTACCTCAAAGACCTCGACACCGCCGAGGAGCGCGGCCTTGAATTTCGCGCGCACACGGCACAGGCTTACATCACCTTTTTTCAGCGCGCCATCAGGCATACCGTTGGCGAATGGGACGGCCAGCCGTTCGACCCGCTTCCGTGGCAAAAGTTTATCTTGTGGAATCTTTACGGCTGGTTTCGTGAAGACGGTACACGCAGATTCAACTATGCCTATATTACAGTTGCTCGCAAGAATGGTAAGACGACGCTTATGGCGGGCGCTGCTTTGGCGGCTCTTTTCTTTGATCAAGAAAAAGCTGCTGAGGTTTATTTTGCAGCAACTAAGAAAGACCAAGCCAAAATTGGATTCGACGAAGCGCAAAGGATGGTTTCCATTTCGCCGCCGCTCAGAAAGCACCTCAAAGCAGGAAAGCACGACATCAAAGCGCCGACGCTTTCGGCGCGGTGCACGTACCTAAGCGCGGAGCGCGATACGCTCGACGGCCTCAACATTCACTTTGCAGGAATCGACGAATACCACGCGCACCCCACCGACGGCGTGGCGAACGTCCTCCGTTCCGGTATGCAGGCCCGCCGCAACCCTTTGCATCTTACAATTACCACGGCGGGATTTAACCGCGAATCACCGTGCTATGAATTACAAAAGACGTGCAAAGAAATTTTGGACGGCATCAAACACGACGACGCGCAATTTGCCATCATTTACGAACTCGACGAAGATGACGACTGGACGGACAGCAGCACGTGGGTAAAAGCCAATCCATCACTCGGCACGGCTTTACGGCCTCAGCTGTTGGAATCGCAATTACAACAAGCCATAAACCTCGGCGGATCGCGAGAAGTGGAATTTAAAACGAAGCACCTGAACCAATGGGTGACGGCTTCCAAGACGTGGATACAGGATGAGGTTTGGATGCGCAACAAACGCGAGGCAAACCTTGACGGCCTGCCGTGCTTTGGCGGCCTCGACCTTGCAAGCGTGAGCGACATGACGGCGCTGGTGATGGTGTACCCTGAAGACGGAGGATACCACGTGCGCGGGCATTACTTTCTGCCTAGCGATACCGTTGACCAAGTATTGGACCGTGACCCCGCGCACATATACCGCACCTTTCGAGAGCTGCCAAATGTGCATCTGACGGACGGCAACGTTACCGATTACGCAAGCATACGGCGCGTGGTGAGCGGCGTGATGAATACGCCCGAAGGTCAGGTAATTGATGAAGGCAGCATAATGCACAATTACCAAGTACAGAAAATAGCGTTTGATCGTTACAACAGTACGCAAATCGCCATCGACTTGGTGGATGACGGCGTGCCGCTGGTGCCGTTTGGTCAGGGCTTTGTGTCTATGTCATCACCCACAAAACAGCTTGAAGTATTGGCGCGCACCGGAAAGATTTGGCACGATGGCGACCCCGTTTTACGCTGGGCGCTGGGTAACGTTGAGCTGAAGATGGACCCAGCAGGAAACATAAAAGCGGACAAACAAAAAAGCGGCGGAAAGATTGACCCGATTGTAGCCATGATAATGGGCATCGGCGAACACATGAAAACGCCACAGGTCGAGGAGGCTTATTTCGACATAATTTCGCTTTCGTAAATTGCGACCAATATGGCAACACTTCGCGACAGATTAGGCGCATTATTGCGCTACCGAGTCGGTAAATACGACAGCCAAGCAATCCCAAACGAGCTTGGTATTTTTGGGCACACGGTAAGCGGCGCGAATATCAACGAAACTACGGCGCTCACCATTTCTACCGTCTACGCCTGCACGTACAAAATCGCATCTACGGTTGCCAGCTTGGGCCTTGAAGTGTACGAAAAGAGCGGCAGAGAGATACAGCCCGCCAACGTTCACCCAGCATATGACGTTATCAAATACCGACCCAACGAATACCAAACCGCTTACGAATTTTGGGAGACAATTGTAAGCATGGCGGTGCTGCACGGGTGCGGTTATGCTTTGATTGAGCGTGACAATCGCGGTTATGTTACCAACCTCATCGGCCTCGATTACTATGATGTAGACCGCAAATTTGTAAACGGCCAGCCTGTTTTCAGCGTCAAGAATGTAGGCATGGTTCAGGCGGAAAATATGCTTGAAATCTGCAATTTGCAGCGCAAAAGCCCAATCCGCTTGCACCGTGAAAACCTTGGTTTAGCGAAAGCAGCCGAGGAATTTGGGGCGGAATATTTCGGAAGCGGCGGCCAAATGACGGGCATTTTGTCCAGCGATCAGCCCCTAAAAAAGGAGCAAATGGACATAATTCAAGGCAGTTGGAACAGCGCGGCGCGTCAAGCGGGCACCAAGCTGCTGCCGTTTGGTTTCAAATATTCGCGCATTTCCATCAGCCCCGACGAAGCGCAATTCATTGAAACGCGCAAGTTTCAAGCCGAGGAAATTTGCCGCATTTTCAGCGTACCGCCGACGCTGGTGCAGCTGGAATCGCAGACGACTTACAACAACGTTGAGCAGCAGAACCTGCAATTTGCACGGCACACCATTTCACCGTGGGCCAAGCGCATCGAGCAGGAGATTGACAGAAAGTTGATTCAATCACGCGAGCGGCCACAGATTTACAGCAAGTTTTTGCTCAACGATTTGTACCGCGGCGATATGCAAAGCCGTGCGAGTTTCTACACGCAGATGCTTCAAAACGGCGTTTTAAATATTAACGAAGTCCGAGAACGGGAGGACCTCAACCCGACTGACGGCGGTGATACGCACGTGGTGCAGGTCAATCAAATCGCGCTTGACAGGTTGGGCGCTTATTCGGACAAACTAACAGAAAGTAATGGAACAGAATGATGACAAGCGCATTGAAGAATTGCGCAGCCAATACGGTGAGAACGTAGAACTGCGCACGGCAGAAGTTCGCGCAGCAGGTGACGATACGTTGGTAGTTGAGGGCTACGCCAGCAACTTCGATGTAGAGTACGATTTAGGATATTTCAAAGAATCCGTAGCGCGCGGTGCCTTCGATGAGGTGTTGGAAGATGACGTGCGCTTTTTGCTGAATCATACGGGCGCGCCATTGGCACGAACCACGAACGGAACACTGGAATTAAGCGTTGACGAAACGGGCCTAAAGTACCGCGCGGCACTTGCTGACACGCAGGACGGGCGCGACCTTTACAAGCTGATCAAGCGCGGCGACATCACGCAAAGTTCGTTCGCGTTTACCATCGACAAAGACGAATGGAGCGAGGACCGCAGCACACGGACGATCACCAAGATTGGCCGATTGTTGGACACGTCAGCGGTGACTTATCCAGCATCACCATCTACGACAGTAGCAGCGCGAAACATGGCAGCGGCGGCGCAGGAAGCGGCGGCATTGAATGACGAACAGGAAACGCAGGAACCCGCACAGGAGGAACGCGCAGAACCTGAAACTATAAAAACCGAAGCGCGTAACTTTACGCAGAAATCAGAGAACAATTTTTCAAATATGACACTTAACGACCTAAAAGGCCAACGATCCGCGTATTACGAGGAGTTCGTAGGCATCGGACAAAAAGCGGATTCAGAAGGCCGCTCATTGACAGAAGCAGAGCAGGAGCGATGCGACAAGCTCGACAACATGATCGCCGACTTGGATGTAAAGATTAAGCACAAGACGCGCGAGCAGGAAATGGTTGCACGCATGGCGCAGAGCGGAAACGTTTCGAACGCCGAGCAGCGCGAAGTTGAGCGCGTACACGGCGCGTTTTCAATCAGCCGAGCCGTTGCACAAATCGCCAACGGTCGCAGCTTGGAAGGTGCGGAAGCTGAATGGGCGCAGGAAGCTGCGAAAGAGGCGCGTTCACAAGGCTTGCAAATGACTGGTCAGATCGCTATTCCTTCAATCGCTTTGCGTGATTTGGGTGATGCTGATGAACACTCAGCCACTACGGGTTCAGGTTCGGGTTCAGTTGCAACTGTTGTGCCCGCTGCTATCGAAGCTTTGCGAGCGCCAACCGTAATTGAAAGCTTGGGAGCTACTGTAATTCGTAACGCTGCTGGCAACTTGCAATTCCCACGAATCGCAACCAAGGCAAGCGGAACAGGTGAAGGTGAAGCGGACGCAAACGCTGCATCAGGTTTGTTGATGGATACCGTCAGCATGACGCCTGAGCGTGTATCTGCGAAGACCACGTACACCAAGCAATTGATTTTGCAAGGCGGCGTTGGTATCGATACGCTCATCGCCAACGACTTGAGCGCAGCGATGAACGCGTACATTGATGACCGAGCGTTTGACGTGATTTTGGCTGACGGTGACGTAGACGACCAGTCAACAACCGCAGCTAACACCGACATGACTTCTGCATTGGCAGTAGCTATGGAGGCGGCTGTTTTGGCTGCTGGTGGAAACCTTGGCGGTGCTGCTTACGCTATGTCGCCTGAAGCGTTCAAATTGGCTAAAAACGTAGCGCAAGTTTCAAGCGTTTCCGCTTTGTACGACTTGGCGTCTAACACGTTCAACGGATACCGAGCAGTTGCCACACCTTATTTGGTAAATGCTGCTGGACCATTGGGACAAATGGTTTTCGGTAACTTCCAACAAGGCCTTATCTTGGCATACTTCGGTGGCCTTGATTTGTTGGTTGACCCATACAGCGCAGCGGGCAACGCGCAAATCACTTTGCACGTAAACCGTTTCTTCGACGTTGCTGTACGTCAGCCAGGCGCCTTGAGCATCTGTACGGACATCGAAGCTGCATAATTAGTAGCGTGATAATTCGGAAAGGGGCGGCTTCGGTCGCCTCTTTTTTTTGTCCTTATTTTTACGACATGATGACCGTGGAAATAACAGGCACGCCGACGCTCGACAGCGTTATAACCGTTGCCGATTTAAAGAGCCATTTGCGCGTAGACCACAGCGACGAGGACACGCTAATTGAAGCGTACCGCGACGCGGCAATAAAGTGGATCGAGGATTATTGCAACACGCGGCTGGGCGACGTGACTGCCGTGGGATACCTTGATTATTTCAAGCCCTCGCGTTTTCCGATTGGCCCGATTACGGCCATTAGTTCGGTGACGTACTTGGACACCAGCAACAGCACGCAGACGCTCGACGCTTCAAAGTATTGGTACGACATCAAGACGAATGCCGCGCGCATTACGTTTGACCAAGTGCCCGACACTTATGACGACGCTTACCACCGCGTACAGATTAACATGACGCTAGGATACGCAGAAGCTGACGTTCCGGCGCCTATGCTTACGGCGATTCGCTGGATGGTGGCGCACCTATACGAACAACGGCAACCCGTAGCTACAGGCACCACGGCCATAGAATTGCCGATTGGTTTGTACGCTATCCTGAACCCTTACCGCATCATACACACGCCATGAGGATAGGCCAAAGCGACCGGCGCATAACGGTGGAACGGTACACCACATCAACGAACGATTACGGCGAGCGCGTACAGACGTGGGCGACGCTGCTTACCGTTTGGGCGGAGCTTATGAAGACGGGCGAAGGTATGACTGAGCGAATCACGACGGATCAAGATATGCCGGTACAGCGGCTGCGGTTTAAGATTCGCAGCAGCAGCGACAGCCGAGGCATAAAAGCAGACGACCGCGTGCTATACAATTCGAAGTATTACAACATTCAAGGCATCGAAGAAATTGGCCGACAGGACCAGCTTGTGCTGCTTTGCCAAATTTCCGGAACGTAATGGCGCGCGGAACGTTACAAACGAAAGGCGGGGATACTGGATTTGAAGGTATCGGCGTAGACATTAAGCCGCTGATGCAGCAGCTTGAAGAAATGCGCCGGCAAATCAATGACAAAAACGTCCAGCGCCGAATCCATCGCGCGGTCGGAAAGATTTACAAAGACGAGATGTTAAATAACATTGTTGACGCACGCGAAACGATTCGCATACGTAGAGGCGAGGAAAGTCCGCTCGATATTCCGGTAGGTACTTTGAGGCGTTCGGTACGTGTTTGGTTGATAGATAAGCAAGCCAATACCTATTGGGTAGGGCCGCGTGTAGGGCGGCGTATGCCTGTGGACCGTGATGGCTGGTTTGCAAACATTGTAGAAGGCGGTGATGGTAAATTTGGAGAAGGCCGAAACAAAGGCGTTTTTGAGCGGTCGATAAAAAACAAGCAGGCAGCTGCGAACGAAGCGATGCGAACGAAGTACATGAAAGCGATTAAAAAAGCAGCCAAAGCAAAAGCGAAAAAGTCATGAATATAGGCAGGGCGATATACGGCATTTTAAGCGGCACCACGGCGGTAAGCGACATCGTTGGTACAAAAATATTTCCTGAAATTGCCGAGCAAGAAACGGCGGTACCGTTCGTGGTTTATCAGGTGCAAAGCGTGCAGCCTGAAGATACGCACGACGGACCGAGCAAGCTGGATGAGGTTCGGGTGGAGGTGCTTTGTTACGACGACGCTTATAACGGCGCGGCTGATTTAGCCAGCGCGGTGCGCGGCGCTTTGGATCGCGTGCGCGGCACGTATAACGGCGTCAACGTGGAAAGCGTACAATTTAACGACGTTGATTTTGAGATAGAGTACGACCCACGCCGATACAGTCAGGTGCTTACCTTTACGTTTCGTATTAAGCGCGATGACATTGAGATTGCTTTGGGCGCACCTATCACAGGCGTGCAGCTCGGTCAATTGTCAGACGTCAACGTTTCCAGTTTGGCGGAAGGGCAAATCTTGAAATACGACGTAAGTGAATCGGAATGGGTTAACGCTTCGTTGCCGATTTTAACTACGGGCGGATTGACTACTTCAGAGGTAGGCGGATTTTTTATTATCGGCCTGAGTTCAAACCCATCGTTTGACAGCATTACAAGCAACGGCG